AAGGTCTGCCGTTCTGTTATCGGCATATGCGTAGGCCATTGCCTTCTTTTCGTCGCCCTCAAGGATGGTGCAGGCAATGGAATCCCAGCCCAAGCTCTTGGCTGCCTCAAACTGGTGGTTCCCTGCGATGATTACATACCGACCGTCACCGTTCTCGGTCACGACTATTGGTTTTACTTGACCAAACTCCTTGTAGGAGGCGGCGATTGCCTCAATATCACCGCGTCTCGGATTGTTCTTCAACGGAACCAGACTTGATACCGGCAAAGCCAAGGACGAGAGTGACTCGTGTATTCCGTTCATACCTGAACTCGCACATTCGCATTGAGGGTTCTGAGGGCATCGACTTCGGTGCGAAGGGTGAGCAATTTCTCGCGCTTTGCCTTGACGAGTGCTTCTGCGCATTTGTAATCAAAGTCCATGTCGGCAAGTTTGTAATCAGCCCAAGCCTCTCGTTCACGAATTGAACCCTTCGCCGAAAGGTACTCTTTTGCCCACTCGCCCTTTAGTCGCGATTCCTTCTTGGCACAGTCCTCGGCAAGTGACTCAAATGCTTCGGTGTGGTGCTCAAGTTCATCCAGCAACACGAGAATACGCTCCTCGATTTCTACTTGACTTATTGGCGATGTTCGCATCTGCTGAATAACAGTCATCGGGTAATTCCTTTCATAAGTTTGTCTAGTGGCGACCAATCTATCTTTTCCAGCGCATCGGTGCTGGCTTTGGGCCAGTCATAGAACGAGAGCCCGAACTTGTAGCGAAGCATTTCCTCCAATACCCATGCATCACAGCGATCTGAGCCATCGCCACCACCCCAGACAACTCCGGTCTTGGCAGAAATAGCAGACACGACTTCTGCCTTTCCAGCATTTCCCTTGCCGGTCGCAAACTTTGCTCGACACGTCGGTGGTATCTCGACGGTTGCGATCTTGGCTTCATAAAGGGCAACCCTCAACACGCCCCCTAACTCCCCAATTGAGTGTGCTTGGGAATTTCTTGATGCATACGAGTAGTGCTCTATTGCGACACACGTTATTTGATGGTGATGGATCGTGTACATAATTTGATCACGGATATCCACCAACCGCTCTGGACCCTTTGAATCTGGTCGAATGCTCACGGTCTGGCCGCCAACTGATATTCCCGTTGATGTCAGCGATGGATCAATGCCCATCGTGATTATGTCAAGCATCGCGCTCCCAGCTCCTTTTGGCGAGCCCGAGTTCTACTGCCAGTTTTGGCTCTCTGCCGATACGGTCGTGGCATTTTCGGCAGACGGCGAGCACGTTCTTCTCATCCAAAATAGAACCACCTTGGGATCGGCGAACAAGTTCGTGTACATCCCGAGAAGGGAAGCGGTTGTATGTCTTTAGACCGTCATGCTGAGCAAACTTGGGGCAAGCTTCACAATACGGCCTCTCGCCGAGGATCTTTACGACGAATGCCCGCCTGTCTACATACAGGGCTTCCATCTTCTTGCTCCGCGGCTTAATGCGACTGGTTCGCTTGATGTTCCCGCTGCGCTTCAGTGGCTTACGACGCTTCATATGACATCTGTCGGTCGAATGTTGTCAAATTCCCAGCGATCATCCAAGAGTGACCACAGAGCACGGTCAATCACCGTCTCCTCCATGTCGTACTCACGCAACAGAGCCCTATGGCGAGCGATACCACGTCTCAGGAAGTCAACACTGTCCCAACCGTTGCTCTCGGTGACTTCGCCAGTCACAATCATTGCCGCTACTTCGTTCAGACGACGCTCGACATGGAAGCGAAAGCGCGAGATCTTCTTGGCGCGGGCATCATAGGAAGAATGTGCCTGTTCAAGTAGCGCCATACCATCGTTGCCGAATGATTCGTAACGCTCGGTATCAGTCGCTCGTGATATCTCAATCAGCGAAATTTGTCTGTCCAGGTTGTCCAACAAGGCCACGAGGTTCTGTCGCCACCGCTCCCAATTGTGTCGCTCGAGCAAGACTTTTCGTTGCTTTGGTGAGAGTTTGTTTTTCACTTCCTCAGCGACCAGCTTTGCAAATGTCTGGTCATCTATTTCCTGCATATCATCCTCGCCTTGCGCCCCATGCTGGGCAAATTTTCTTGTAATGGCACCAGTCGCAGAGCCGAGAAACCTTGGTTGGGAAATCTCCACTCTTGAGTGACTCGTGAATCTCTCGATGGACATTGGCTACTCGTGCAAGAGTTGCATCGTCATCGCCGGCAGTTGTTCTGCGAGCAACACTCTTTCCATCCTTGAGGTAAATAAGTTCAACTTCCTTTACCGGCTTATTGATGGTCTTTTCAACCACGACCTTGTATAGAAGTAACTGAAACCACTTCTGATCCATGTACGCAGGTCGAGGGAACTTCCCAGTCTTGTAGTCGGTAATCTTCGCACCGTCTCCCTGTTCGGTGATGCGATCTACGAAACCACGAATCTTTATGCCAGGAAGAACCTCGACGTTGTATTCAGATTCCAGACCAAGCGGCGCAAGTTTCGTGGGATCCTCTACCATCCAAAGGTTCTCTACACACCACCAAGCCTTCCACCTGAACTCACGCATTTGTGTTTCGTTCATGTTGAGTGCAACCAAGCGTTCCACCCAACCCTTTGCCCAAATGGTTCGCGACATCTGCTGTGCATTGCTCAGCGTCCGTTGCTCACTCGGAAGTTGGTACAGGTTTTCCAGCACTTCGTGAACGAAGATGCCCATTACCTGACTTTCGGTTTCTGGCTCCGGAATGTTGTCAATCCGGCTGTATTTGTACCTTTGTGGGCACTGCTCCCACGTAGATATTGATGAGGCCGATAAGTAATCGGGCGCTTTCGGAGTAGCAGGCTGTTCAGTAGTCACCGAACAACCTTACTACTTCGTGAAGCTGAGCCTCACTGCCTCCGCCTGCAGTTCGTTGAGTTGCTCCAATGTGGCATCGCTGGCCTTGCGTGGCTTTGGAGCATTGTTGGAAATCTTTGCCCAAAACTCGTTCAGTTGCGCACGGCGTGGCTCGTCAAGGGACTTGCTCACACTAACGAAACTTTCCCAGACCTGAACTGACTCGTCAACTGGGGCATCCATTGCTTGCTCAATCTCCATTGCCTCATCACTTCTTGCCAAGTACAGGCCGACACCAAGGGTCTGCGCCGCCTTCTTGAGGGCATCTGAAATGGCACCCTTGAACTCGTCGCCAAGGTCAACAATTTGACCCTGCTTGGTGCGCTTGATCTTCTGGCCACCAAAGCCATCGCGCGAGACGAATGTGGAGACATCATCGCCGTACCAGTCAATGCGCACATGGGCTACGACGAAGTCTGGATCAATGGCGTCGCGCTCACAGCGCACGATGGTGAATGACCACTTATCGACACCAAGCACCTTGTTGAGTCGATTGATTACCTCGCTCACCGGGATGTACGTCAGGGACGTCCCACCCTTGTTGATTGTCCGCTCCATTTCCTGCGGGAACGGCTCAGAAAGTGGTGCGTAGACCTCTTTCCTCTGGGACTGTGTTTCTTCACTCATCGCTAATACCTCCGTGTGGTTGTCTTACTATTACACTCATGCGCGAGTCACCGGACTCGCAGTAGTTATCGGCATTTATGCCGAGTTTCTCCAACTGTGTGACTTTCCAATAGGAAGGCTGAACATAGTTGAGCATCGCCTTGGCAAGTTCCTCTGGATCAACCTTGATCTCGCCGGTATCCATGTCAATTGACATTCTGTGGAGTTTCTGAGCAACAGCACTGGCCAAATCCTTGTGTTGCCACTTGGTTCTCTTGTTGGAGAAGTTTCTCTCAACCTCACCACCACTCGGCAGGAGAATCTTGTCGTCCTTCATCATTGAGCCAACCTTGAGGGCAAAAGAGTCGTAGACAAACTTCAAGTCAGCCTTTGAACGATTGAATGCAGACAGCACCTCGCAGGCTTCCTCCTGTGGTGGATTGCTGGCGAGGTAATCCTGTAGTCGAGCTTCAAGGTCAGCGAGACGCTGGTGAAAGTCGCCGAATAGTAGGTCGGCGATAGTAGGAGTTGTATCCATATTCCTCGTAGTAGTTGACGTGCTAATAGGACTTGCCTAAACGACGATAGCAGCCCTCTTGCGTTGAGGCAACCCAAGCCCAGTGAGGAAACTGAAGGCTCCGGTCGCCGAGTCAACTTGGTCGTCGTGGTTTGTTGCCTCAGGAAAGGTGGACAGTTCATCCAGCCACTCAGTGAGCCATGGCCCCCTGAGCACACGCACGTTCCCATTCGCGGCGGCAGCGGCAAAGGGGCGAGCCCTCGTCACCTTGTCACCGGTGGATCGGATTCCTACGAAGTCATAGCCAGGAACCACATATCTCGCATACTGGTCAACGAGAGCCTTGCCCGATGACCCTGGTTCCTGTTCCATTCGGATTGCCACGCTTGACCCGTCCTCAATGGCTGTCTGCCTGACGAGTTCCTCAACCTTGT